ACGATCGCCATCTTGGCGAGTCTACTGCCTACTCTCATTCCGCTTATCCGTCAAGTCTTTTCTCACAAGGCGAAAGCCCCGAAGAAAGACTAGTGCGGAGACGCGAAAATGGGCGTCTCGAATATCTCCTCGATAGAGTTCAGCAAGTCGCTGATCTTATCGCTGAAGCTATTGGTCCTTTTGATTCTCTGGATCTTTCAGGATCTAGAGAGTCGGAGGGCCGTGGCTCAGGTCTTAAGCATGGGCCTGGAGCTGTTGCGGAGCGTTTGGAGAATCATGAGAAATCAGATTTTCCAAATTGGCCGCATAAGCTGGATAACTATTTCCCGTTTGAATTCGTGGGTAAAACTGCGAATTCGGACGTGGAGAGACCTCTGAATCATGAGGTTGCATCTCGTCTGATACAAGTACCAAAAACAGCTAAGGCACCTCGCCTTATTGCTGCTGAGCCGACAGCTCATCAATACTGTCAGCAATTGGTATGGTCGTTCCTTCGTGAGAGGACTAGTGCCCTTTTTAAAGGGTACTTTGTCAACTTCCGTCGTCAAGACCTATCAGGTGAAATGGTTATCCGTGCTTCCTTGGACCGATCGCTAGCAACGGTTGATTTATCGTCTGCTAGCGATCGTCTTACGTGCTGGACCGTGGAACGTGTATTTCGTAGGAATCCTACGCTTCTACATGCTCTGCACGCCGTACGTACGAGGTACACCAGGGATAATATCTCTGATGTCCCGACCTTCTTGAGACTCAAGAAGTTCGCCTCGCAAGGTTCAGCTACGACATTTCCAGTCCAATCGATTGTCTTTTTAACGCTGGCACTTGGTGTCAGTATCAAGGGACGTATCGATTGGTCCTCAATCTGGAAGTTGTCGAACCAGGTTCGTGTGTTTGGTGATGATATAATATTACCATCACACGGGTATGCGCCACTACTGGCCATCATGGAGACCCTTCAGTTGAAGGTGAATACGAGTAAATCGTATGTCACCGGATTCTTTAGGGAATCTTGTGGCTCGGAGGCTTACCTCGGTGACGATGTCACCCCTGTAAAGCCGAAGACAGTAGTGGCTGGCAGCCCAGCGGCATGCCAAGCTATTATTGATACATCCAATAACCTCTTTAATAAAGGATTTTGGAATGCATCAGATAACTTGCTCCATTCCTTGCCTCTTCATATACGAAGAAATACAAGGATTGTGGACCAGCATACCGCTGGTTTCCGCGGTCTTACCTCGTACTCAGGAAGCTATGAATCTCATCTTAGAAAAAGATGGAATTCTCGCCTACACAGGCACGAGGTCAGAGTTTGGTCTTTACAAGACCAAGCTCGAAAAACAGATCGCGGAGGGTTTCCGGCATTGTTGGACTTCTTGTCCAGTCCCCACAATACTGAGCATGCTCGGATTGTGTCGGAGTATTCCGGAAATCGGAAAACCAGAGGTGGTTTTCTATGGGAGCCCTCTAACAGCGATGCTCACGGAGCTATTGGTTTGTCGGGATTGCCCGGAGAGGATTGAGTTCTATACGGC